CCCTAGCCGGTAGACCGTCTCCCGCAAGCCGGGGCGGTAGGTGTTCATGAACCGCACGGCGCGGTCGGCATCCTGGCGCGTCTCGTGCAGCGGCCCGACCGGCTCGCCGTCGCCGTCAAGCACGGCCCATCGCAGCATCGGGGTTGTGTCCGCCATCACCGATTTCCGGTCAGTCAGGCGTCGCGCTCTCGCAGCCGGATGCTTTCGGCGAGAAGGAACGCGGCGAGCATTTCGCAATCCGGGACCGTCATGGCCGTTATGACTTGGCCGGTTGCTGGGTCGGGATGCTTGGCGGCGGTTCGGAACAACTGCACTAGCCGCACAAGATCGGCGGTTTTCGGCATTGTGGCAGTCCTTTCACCGCTTACTCGTAGCGCCAGCCGTTACGCTCATGGCTGGCCCTGTACGACGCTATTTTTCGACTGATGCCGTGTGCCTCGCCGGCCAGCGCGGCGCTGCCGAACCTGCCCATAGGCGTCACAACCGCTTTGGAGCGAGGGTGCCCATCGCCCCGCATGGCGAAGGCGGCAGCATGCGTCCCGTTAGCCTTGGCCGCGGCGGCGCCGAGACGCCCCGCTGCTGCCCTGGCCGCACGGGCAACGCTGCCCGAGTTCTCAGCCATCGTCGCCGGATAGACATTCTCGGCGCTGTACGGGCCAACATCGCCCTTCCGCGCCATGCAAAGATTGTGGGCGCGCGACCCGCGGCGATCCCACCGCCCATCAACCTGCCACCACGCCCACCACTCGTCTCGGGTGAACAGGAACGGGATGCCGCGCTTCTTGGCGGCCTGCCGCTGATCCTGAAAGGCTTTTTCCGCAACGCGCGGGAGGGTGCTTATGCCCGCCAAGGGTGTCTCCTGTGGTGAATAAGGCGGCGCCGGCTAAGACGTGATCATGGCCGGGAGCGCGTGTTAGCTAGTGATCACGGTTCGCTGGCACCGCCAGCAGCGGCGGCGCTCCGGGTAGCGGGCGCCGCAAATGTCTTCGGCCGGGGGGAGGTCGTGGCCGCATTCCAGCACGTCGCGTAGCAGCATCACGCCGGGCTGGACCTCGCGCCGTTCGGTGCGGAGGACCCTGCGGAGCGGCCAGATTTCGCGTCCTAGCTTGGCGGGCATTTTCACATTTCCGACCATAAGCAGCGAGAAGCGGGTAGCCCGGCCGCTTCTCAGTCCTTGATGGCGACAATCGCCATGACGAGGAAAATCAAGGCGATCAATGGTCCGTCCATTTTCTATTCCTTCTGTGCTCTCACGCGGGAAGCGCGGTGGAGAGGCTATTCTTCGACGGCGATAGCGAGGCGCTTCATGGTGAAGCCGCTGCGCTTGGCCATATTCCAGACGTGGTAAACGTCCATCGTCTCGACCCGGAACACCGAGAGCCAGTCCTTGACGAACCGGGTTTGCGCGCCGTGCTCGGTGGTTGCGACGGTATCGGTCCAAGGCTTTCCGTCCTGGCCGATCACTAGAAACACTTCGGTTGGTATCTCTGCCATCTCTTGCCTCTTACTGTGCAATCACGCGGGAAGCCGGTTGGTTACGGGTCAGGCGGGAAAGGCTGCCACAGCCGCCGCCAATGCCTCGCCCTCGGTATTCCCCCGGCCGAAGTGATGGCGGTAGCCATGGTGGCGGCCTTGCTGCCCGTTGCCCCGAGTATCAACCAAGGTGGCCTCCCACTGACCGTGCCCGGCGAGGAAGTTACGAACGAGAGTGGCGTGTGGCGGTAGCTGAACGTCAGACATATTCGTCTCCGTGTTGATAAGGCGTGGTAAGGGCGGTGGATCGAGTCTCAGGCGGTGAGCGGATATGGCGAGAGGCCAAGCGCGCGCCGCGCCGCGTCTAGATCATCCTGCGCCTCGGCCAACGCCTGCCGCAGCCGCTCAATCTCTGCCACCTGCGCGCAGGCGCCAGGCAGCGGGCAGCCGATCGGCTCTGGCACCGTGGCGCTGAATGTCCGGCCCCCGAGGGTGAGCCTGAGGCTGGCCACTTCCTGCCGCAGCCGGGCAACCTCGGCGGGTTCGCTGCTCATGCCGCGGCCTCGCATACGCACCTGGCCGTGCGGAACGTGCGACCGCACCGGCCGCAATAGACCGGCGGCCCGGCCGGCGGCGCCATGCCTGGCCGCACGTGATCGACCATGGGCGGCGGCTCGGGCGCCTGCCGCGGTGGCGGCTCGCGCTGCGCGGGGGTGAGCCGATCGGGCCGGGCGTGATCGACCATGGCCGGCGGCTCTGCCACCTGGCGGGCCGCACGCTCTGCTGCGATAGCGGCCCGGCGCACCTCCCGCGGCTCGACCAGGGGCGGCGGCAGGCTGCGCAGCACCTCGGCAAGCGCGGCCGGGGCCGGGGCGGGCGCCTCGGGCCGCAGCCGGTTGGGCATCGGGTGCCGCTCTAGGATGCGCTGCACCTGCGGCGCCACGGCCTCTAGCCACACGGCCAGGGGTGGCCACACCTGGGAACGGCCACGGCCCCAATTCTTGACGGCCCCGCGCGTGTAGCCGGTGGCCTCTGCGATCCGGGTTTCCCCGAGGTTGAGCACTGAGCAGAGCGCGGCGAAGCGCGCGGGCGTCATGCCTGGCCACCGTCGCGCAGTTCTAGACGCTTCTCGACCATCACTAGCCGCGCCTCTAGCGCATCCATGCGGGCGCTGCCGGCGGCAAGCAGAACCGGCACCTGCGCCATGGTGGTTTCGAGCGAGGTGAGCCGCACCTGCACGTCACGCACGGCTAGCGCGAGGTTATCCACCTTGGATTCCGTTCGCTCTGACACGCGCAGCATGGTGCCTAGCCGGCCGGTCAGTTCCTCGCGCCAGGCTGCGGCCCATGCGGGCATCGGCTCATCGCTCACGCTCATTGCTCCTAACCGGGTTGCAGGGCTGCCCTGAGGTTAGCCCTCGGGGCTTTTAGGGCTGCCCGGCCCTTTATGGGGCCGCGCCGTCCCCTCACGCAACGGAATCCTCTGCCAATATGGCGACGAAAGCAGCCTCGGCCGCAACGAAAACGCGAGCGCGCGCGGCCAAGCCTGCGGCGGCGCCTCGGGCACCTGCGCCTGCCCCCGTGCCGATGGCTGCGGACTACCCCAAGACCGCAGAGGGCATTGCCTACGCTGAGCAGGTGCTTGCCGGGGGCATCCCGGCCTGCCGGTTCGTTCACCTGGCCTGCAGCCGCTTCCTGAGCGACCTAGAGGCCGCGCAGAGCGGCCGGGGCAAGTGGGCATGGCGGCCCGACCTGGCAGAGCGTGCGCTTGGCTTTGCCGGCTGCTGCCCGAACATCAAAGGCCCTGCGGCCGGCAAGCCGCTGCAGGTGATGCCCTGGCAGAGTTTCGTTTTCGCCAACCTCTTTGGCTTTGTCGCGCGCGGCACCACGGCGCGGCGCTTCCGGCAGGGCGTGGTTTACGTGCCCCGCGGCAACGGCAAGACCACGCTTGCCGCCCCGATCGCGCTTTATCTCACGTTCGCAGACAATGAGGGCGGCGCCGAGGGCTACGCCGCGGCCGTCACCCGCGACCAGGCGCGAATCCTATTCGACACGGCGCGGGAGATGGTGAAGCGCAGCCCGATTCTGCAAAACGTGGTGCTGCGCGACGGCCGCACCGCCCCGGTTGAGCCTGGCGCCAACGCGGTTTTTCAGTTGCTCACCGCGTCCAAGTTCCGCCCGATTAGCAGCGACGCCAAGGCGCTTGACGGCCTCAACGTGCAGGTGGCGGTTTGCGATGAAATCGCGTCGCACCGGACCTCTGAGGTTTACGATGTGCTGCTTACGGCGATGGGCAAGCGTGAGCATCCGCTGCTGCTCAGCATTTCCACGGCCACGGGCAACACCTCGGGCGTTGGCAAGCAGCTTTGGGACTACTCAGCCAAGGTTCTAGAGGGCAAGGCTGAGGATGAGCAGTTGTTCGCGCTGCTCTACACGCTCGATTCCGACGATGACCCATGGGCCGAGGCGTCATGGATCAAAGCGAATCCGAGTTGGGGCCAGGCGGTGCAGCCCGATGCTATCCGCGGCATCATGCGGCAGGCTCGGAACAACCCCGCGCAAGAGGCCGCTGCCAAAACCCGGCACCTGAATGTTTGGGTTGGCGCGGATGAGGCCTTGTTCTCAACGCGCGCATGGGAAGCCTGCGAAGATTCGACGCTGCGCCTGGAAGATTTCGAGGGGCAGCCCTGCCACATCGGCCTTGACCTGGCGCGCAAGACCGACCTCGCGGCAATGGCGATTGTCTTTCCCGGCCGTGATGAGGAAGGGCGACCGACCTATGCGGCCTTTGCCCGCTGCTATCTGAATGAGAGCGCGGTTCTAGAGGCGCGCAATGCGAGTTACCCCGGATGGGCGGCCGGCGGGCACCTGACAGTCACGCCAGGTGATGAAACCGACTTCGGCCAAATCGAGGATGACGTAAAGGAACTCTGCGCGCGGTTTGACGTGGTGAGCGTCGGAACCGACCCCTGGCAGGCGGCGCACCTCTCGCAGCGGCTTAGGGCTGAGGGCGTGAACATGCTGGATTTCCGCACGATCACGCAGAACCTCAGCCCCGCGATTCAGGAACTCGACGCGGCGATGCGCTCGGGCCGGCTGCGCCATGACGGCAACCCCGTGCTGACATGGTGCATAGGCAACGTGGTCGGGATGGAAGATCGCCGCGGCAACTTGTTCCCCGCCAAGGTGCGCGACGGGAAGATTGACGCGGCCGTGGCGCTGCTCATGGGCATTGGCCGTGCGCAGGCGAGCGACGACGGCGGTACGGACATAACGGCATTCCTGCTTAACCCCGTGATGGGTTGAGCACTCCCCCTCTAGCCGCAGGCTCCCAACTCATGGCAGCAGATTGGCTCATCAAGGCCGTGAGTTCGCTTGCCTATTGGGCAACCGGCCCGGCCAAGCTTACCGACCCCGCGGTTGCGCAGTGGATGGGCGCAAACGCCTCCTATGCCGGCCGCAGTGTTGGCGTTGAGGGCGCGCTGCGCATTGCCACCGCATGGGCCTGCATCCGGCTCATCTCGCAGACATGGGGCACGCTGCCTTTCGAGGTGCGGCGCTATGACGCGGACACGAAAGGCATGGTGCCCGCGCCGGACCACCCGCTGTATGCGCTGCTGCACGAAGCGCCGAACGCTGACATGAGCGCGGCTGAGTTTTGGAGCGCGCAGGGCGTCTCATTGCTCACCCATGGCAATGCCTACAGTGAGGTTCACCGCACCTCTAGTGACTACGGCGGGCGCGTTGTCGCGCTCACCCCGCTGCGGCCCGAGTGGGTGCAGGTGCGGCGCGAGGATAGCGGCTCGCTCGCTTATCGGTATCTCGACCCGGCCGGCGCGCGCGACATTGCCGAAAGCGATGTGCTGCACATCAAAGGCATGACGCTGGACGGCATCACCGGCCTTTCCCCGATCGGCCAGGCGCGCAACACGCTCGGCATTGCCGATGCGGCCAATGAGGTTGCCGGCAAGCTTTTCGCCAACGGCATGCGCTCTGGCGGCTATATCGAGGCGCCTAGTGTGCTCAACGATGCGCAGCGCAGGCTTGCCGACGCGATGCTTGCGAAGTTCCGCGGCGCCTCAAATTCCGGCCTGCTGCCGATCCTAGAGGGTGGCTGGAAAGTGCAGGCCCTCAGCATGCCGCCGCAGGAAGCGGAATTGCTTGCGACGCGCGAGTTTGAAATTGAAGAGGTTTGCCGGTTCTACGGCGTCGCGCCGTTTCTCGTTGGCCACACTGCGAAATCGACAAGTTGGGGCACCGGCCTAGAGACGATGTTGCAGGGTTTCCACACACTCACGATGCGGCCGATCCTCAAAAATGCCGAGGGTGCCATTCGGCGCCGGCTGCTCACGTCCGGTGAGCGGCGCCGGATGGAAGTTGAGTTCAACGTTGAGGGGCTGCTGCGCGCGGACAGTGCGGGCCGCGCCGCGTTCCTGAAAAGCATGATCGACGCGGGCGTGATGACACGCAACGAGGCGCGCGGGCGCGAGGGCCTGCCCCCGCTGCCTGGCGGCGATGACCTTACCGCGCAGTCAAATATGATGCCCCTTTCCCGGCTTGGCGAGGCCACCACCCGCGCAGACCTGCCGGCGGCTGCCGCAGCGCGCGCGCCTGCGGAGAACACCCCGAATGATTGAGCATATCGGCGCACCGCTAGAGGTGAAGTTTGCCGACGGTGGCGGCGAGCCGGCCGGCACCTTTTCCGGCATGGCCTCAGTGTTCGGGGTGGTGGATAGCCACGGCGATTCCGTGGTGCCTGGCGCGTTCGCTGCCTCGCTCGCAGAGCACAAGGCGCGCGGCAGCCTGCCCATCATGTACGCGATGCACGGGCCTGCCCTCGGCGCCGATCCACTGCCCTCTGGCGTGTGGCAGGAGATGCAGGAAACGCCTGAGGGCCTGCATGTGCGGGGCCGCATCTCGGCGCTTGATACCGACTATGGGAAGCGCATTCGCGGCCTCATTGCAGACGGCGCGCTTGGCAGCCTGAGCATCGGGTTCCGCGTGCGGCAGGGCGGCGCCACGCTCAACACGAAAGCCCGGCCAGGCGAAGCGCAGCGCACGTTGAAGGCGGTTTCGCTGGTTGAGGTTTCGCTTGTGCCCGCGGGCAGCAACCCGCGCGCCAAGGTGCTGAGCATCAAGAGTGAGGCGCTCGACGCTATCACCGAGATTCGGGAGCGCGTTGCCGCTGGCGACCTCCCCACCGAACGCGAATGGGAAAGGGCGATGCGGGATGCATTCGGCCTCTCTCGCTCGCAGTCCGCGATTGCCGCCACTCGTGGACTCAAAGCCCTAAGCACGCGGGATGCTGCGCAAGGCGAGGCGAACAAGGCGGCCATGCAGGCGGCGCACGAGATGCGCGCGGCCCTGGATGGCTTTTCCCTCCCCCGTTTTTAAGGTGCGAACATGCCGCTAGATGGCACGAATGTTGAGCAGGAGTTTGCCGAACTCACCGGCAAGGTTAAGGGCTATGCCGACGAAACCAAGCGTTTTGCCGAGAGCGCGCAGCGCGAAATCAAGACGTTCGGCACGCTGAGCGAGGAAACCAAGCGGCAGGCCGATGAGGCGCTGCTAAAGCTTGGCGAGACGAACGCGCGGCTTGGCGAGATTGAGCAGAAACTCGCGCGCCGCGGCCGTGATGCCGATGCGCCGGAACTGAAAACCCTTGGCGAGCACGTTGTTTCCAACGAGCGCGTGCAGGCGATGAATAGCGGCACGCGGGGCAGCATGTCCCTGCGTATCGAGACTAAGGACATCATGAATCAGAGCAGCACCGTGGGTGCTGGCGTCTCCCCGACGAACTCTCTCGTGATTGCCGATCGCCGCGGCTTCTCGCCCATCGCGCAGCGCCGGCTCACCGTGCGTGACCTCATCGCGCCTGGCGAGACAACGAGCAACGCTATTGAATATGTCACGGAAGTTGCGTTTACCAACAGCGCGGCCCCCGTGGCGGAAGGTGCGCTGAAACCCAAAAGCGACATCACCTTCAACCTCGTTAATGCGCCGGTGCGCACGATCGCGCATTTCGTCAAGGCATCGCGCCAGGTGCTTGATGATGCGGCGCAGCTTCGCAGCATCATTGACCAACGCCTGCGCTACGGCCTCGCCTATCAAGAGGAAGCGCAGTTGCTCTCGGGCAGCGGCACGGGCGCGAACATCAAAGGCATCATCACCGCGGCCACGGCCTATTCCGCGCCGTTCGTGATGACCACCCCGACGCTCATTGACCAGCTTCGGCTCGCCATCCTGCAGGGCACGGTTGCCGAGTATGCCCCGACGGGAATCGTGCTCAACCATATTGATTGGGCAAAAATCGAGCTGCTGAAAGACACCACCGCCGGCTATCTCGTGGGTGATGCGCAGGGCGTGCTTTCCCCGACGCTGTGGGGCCTGCCCGTGGTGGCCACGAACGCCATGACGGCCGGCACCTACCTCACCGGGGCTTTCCGTTCCGGGGCGCAAATATTTGACCGTATGCAGGTGGAGATTTTGGTCAGTACAGAAAATGAGGACGATTTCATCAAAAACCTTGTAACGATTCGTTGCGAGGAAAGACTGGCCTTGGCTATTTACCGAGGCGCTGCTTTCATCACCGGCACCTTTACCTAATAGGCGCTTGACCGGCGCGGCCAGTTACTATGCTGGCCCCGCTATCCCTTCCCCCTTACTTGTGGAGTGAGACAATGCCGAAAGCGGCGAAGGCTTTCCAGCACTATGCGCGGCGCGTTGAGGCCGGCGAAGATTTCGACCTGGCCCCCGGCGAGACGCTAGAGGAATTCCAGGCCAACGGGCTTGTTGAGGGCGGCCCCGAGCCGTCCCGCCCGACCACCACCGAGAATGGCAGCGTGCCCGAGGGCAATCTGCCCCCGCCGAATCCGGTGGGCAGCATCCCGAATGAGGGCACCACCCCCGGCGCCGATCCCGTGGTTGTGGCGAAGGGTGGCGACAAGCCCGAGGGCGACAAGGCCAAGCGAGCCTAAGCCGGCCGCGGGTGCCCTGGCGCGAGCCGGGGCATCTGCACAAACGCAGCGGCGCCGCGCGCCATCATGTGGAGTTTGACCCTTGGCATTTATCCCGAGCGCGCAGCGCAACCGCGCTGCCGATGCCGTGTGCGCGCGAGCGAACAGCGGCACCCTGCTTATTTACGGCGGCACGGCGCCGGTTGATGCCGACGCGGCGCTGAGCGGCAACACCGTGCTTGCAACGCTCACCATGGGCGCAACCGCGTTCGGCGCGGCCTCGGCAGGCGTTGCCACGGCAAACGCGATCACCGCAGACAGCAGCGCCGATGCCACCGGCACGGCCACGTTTTTCCGCGTGCTGGAAACGGGCGGAACGCTGGTTGTCTTTCAAGGCACCTGCGGCACGAGCGGCGCGGAACTCAACCTCAACAGCGTTTCCATCGTGCTCGGCGGCAATGTGAGCGTTTCCAGCCTCACCTATACGCAGGCAAAGACCTAACCCGTGGCCGATAACACCGCTATCACGCCAGGCGCGGGCGCGACGATACGCACCGACGATGTGGGCGGCATCCAGTATCAGGTCGTCAAACTGGACGGCGGCGGCGACGGCCTGACCGTGCCGATTGTCGCCGGCCAAGGCACAATGGCCGCGTCGCTTCCCGTGGTCATCGCGTCGGATCAGGCGGCGGTGCAGGTCGGCGCCAACGGCGTTTCCGTATCGGGTAGTGCGACCACCGGGACGCCGGCCGGCGGGGCGACCATCCTAAGCATGGACCTGTTGAACGCCGGCTCGGTGATTGTCCACATCATCACGCGTGGCGTGGGCACCGACGTTTTCGAGGGATCGAACGACAACACCAACTGGATACAGGTGTCCGGCTTTCTTCCGGTAAACGGCAACTCGCCCACAAGCTCCGGTATCAGCATCGGCGCGGGCGGCTATGCGACATTTCCTTCATACATGCGGTATTTCCGCTACCGGCTTTCGGCGTACACAAGCGGCACATTCGCGGCGGTTGCGGTGGCGCGCTCGGCACCCATTCTGCCGGCGGAAAACCTTGGTGTGCGTGTTAGCGGCACGGTTTCGCTGAGTGCCAATTCCGCCGCCATCGGCGACGTGGGCATCCAGTACCGCACAAACAACACGGGCGGCGCGACCCCGAAATCGGTTTTGTCTCCCGCGACGCCAGGGGCGACCACGATCAAAGCGACGGCTGGCCGATTGCTCGGCGTGTGTTTGCAAAACAGCGCGGCATCGCTCCGGAGCGTCAAGATTTTCCACAACCCCATTGGCTCGGTCACGCTCGGGACCACGGCGGCTGATTATGAGATTGATATTCCGGCCGGCGGGCAGGTGACGTGGAACCTAGAGGGCGGCCTCGGCTCCAGCGTCGGCATCTGCTACGCCATTACCTCCGCGAAGGGCCTAACCGACAACACATCGACCGGCCTCGCCACGAATGACGTGTCGGGTGTGATCTTCTACGCGTAACGCGCCCGACGCGCCCGGAGGCTAACCCGCCATGTTGCTCACCCTGCTGCTGCCGGCGGCTGGCGCCGGGATAGCCGGGACGGCAGGCGTCACGATTGCCGGGCCTGCGCTCGGCGCGGCCGGCACCGTCACCGCGCCGGCCGTCACCGGCAACGCGGCAGCGGCCATCGGCGGCCCCACGATCGCGGCGGCGGGCACGAACACCCCGCCGGCCATCACCGGCACGGCTGCCGCAGCCATCGGCGGCCCAAGCCTCGCAGCCGGCGGCTCGGCTGCGCTGCCGGGCATCACCGGCACGGCGGCGGTGGTGCTGGCAGGCCCGACGCTTGCGGCCTCGGGCACGAACACGGCCCCGGCCATCACAGGCACGGCCTCGGCTGCGATCGGCGGCCCGACGCTTGCCGGCGCGGGCGCGGCCTCGGCGCCGGGCATCTTCGGCGGCGCGGCCGTGGCGATCGGCGGCCCGACGCTCGCGGCGGCTGGCGCGCGCACCCTCCCGGCCATCACTGGCGCGGCTGCTGCGGCCGTCGGCGGCCCGGCCGTGGCAGCCTCGGGCACCGGCATTGCGCCACCCATCACCGGCACGGCCGCTGCGGCGATCGGCGGCCCCGCGCTCGCAGCCTCGGGTGCCGCGGCGCTACCAGGCAACGCGGGCACCGCAGCCGTGGCGCTCGCAGGGCCGGCGCTGGCGGCCTCGGGCAGCGTGGCGCTACCTGCCAGCACCGGCACCGCGGCTGTGGCGCTCAGCGGCGCCGTGGTGGCTGCTGCCGGGGCCTCAACCCCGCCTGGCATCTTCGGCGCGGCGGCCGTGACGATCGGCGGCCCGCGCATCGTCGCGCGCCGCTATCGGCATTTCACCGCAGACCCGCGGCCGGCGCACCTCGGCACCCCGGCCAGGCCGGCGCATGTCGGCGCATCGGCCAGGCCGGCGCATGTCGGCGCCACCACCCGCTAAGGATCGGCCCTCGCATGCTGGAAATCATCACCCCCGCGGCCTCGCATGACCTCACGGTATTAGACACGGCGCGGGCCGAGCTAGGCGGCGCCGCGGGCACCACCGATGCCGAGGTTTTGGCGCTCATTGGCCAGGCGTCGGCGGCCTGCGCGCGAGCGTGCAACCGCGCCACCTTTGCCCGCGAGCGTGTGCGGCAAACCGAGGCGGGCTGCGCGGCGCCATCGCCTCTCGTGCTGGCCCGTGACCTGGCGCCATCCATCGTGAGCGTTGCGGACAGCGGCGCCACGCTCACCACCGACGACTACATGGTGGCCGATGGCCTGCTCTGGCGGCAGCCCTACGCGTGGCGCACCGCATGGGGCTGCGGCCCGGTGGTGGTGGAATACGATGCCGGGTTTGAACTCCTGGCCGGGCTGCCTGAGGATATTGAGCGCGCGTGCCTGCTAGTGCTGCGCGCGTGGTTTTTCGGCCGCGGGCGCGATCCGACCATCCGCAGCATGAGCAGCGAGGGTATCGGCATGACCCAATTTGCCGCGGCCTCTGGCGGCGCCGAGGGCCTGCCCCCTGAGGCTATGGCGCTGCTCGCGCCGTGGCGCCGGCTGCCGGGGTTCTGAGCATGGGCATGCACGCTGACAACCGGCGGGCACTGCTCGCCACGCGCGCGCGGCCCATGAGCCTGCGGCGCGCGGCCACGCCTGCGGCACTCGTGGTGACGGTGGCGGGTTATCCGCGGGCCTATAACCCCGGCGAACTCATGGCGGGCGTGCAGCAGGGCGACGTGCGCGTTGAGATTCTGAATGATGAGATTGTCGCGGCAGCCTGGCCGGGGCCGCCACGCAATCCCGACCGGCTTGTGATGGATGCGCGCACTTACACGATCATGGGGGCCTTCCCCGTGTATGAGGGCGCGGCCTGCATCGGGTTCACCCTATGGTGCCGAGGGGCATAAGCGATGGCATCACCCGCAGTCTGGACGGCAGCGCGCGCCAAGGTGCAGGCGGTGGCCGATGCGCTCGGCCTTACGGTGGCCTGGCCGAATGAGCCGAGCGAGGAACCCGAGTTTGACGGCACGGGCGCGCTGCCGATGTTTGCTGCCGTGGAAATCGAGGCCGACGCAACCGCGCCGCTGGAAATCGGCGGCAGCATGTGGCGCGAATCCGGCCGGGTTTCGGTGCATGTGCTCGTGCCCTCGGGCACCGGCATTGATGCCGGGCTAGCGGCACGCAAGGCCTTTGCCGACGGGTTCCGCGGCCAGGCGCCAGGCGCGCTGCTGTGGGATGAATTCACGTTCCCTCCCGGTGGCCAGGACCAGGGGGAAGGGAATTGGTTTCGGTTATCGTTGGGAATTGCGTACCGCTATACCGACGCATAGCCGGCTGCGCGCGCGGGCCGCGATAGCCCCGCACCACCACAACCGAGACACCCGCGGCGCCGCGTGCGCAGCCGCGCGCGTGCGCATGGAGAATAAGCGATGCCATCGACGGGGTATTCGGCCGGAGTTGAGGCCAACAATGTTATTCTAAGCTACGTCAAAGAGACGGCTTACGGCACGATGCCGGCGGCCACCGCAGCGAAAACCCTGCGCTACACATCGGAAAGCCTGAGCAGCAACAAGACCCGCACGCGCGCGCCGGAAATCGACAGCACCCGGCAGGCCGCGGATATGGTGACGACGCAGTTTCAGGCCGGCGGCACCATCAACGGCGCGCTCAGCATCGGCACGTATGATGATCTTTTCAGTTCGTGCTTTTGCTCGGCATGGGCGACGGACATTCTGCAGAACGGAAATTCCTTCGAGTCCATCTACCTGCAGAAGCAGTTGGCAACGGCGCTGTGGCTGCGTTACCCCGGCGCGTTCGTGTCGGGCTTCAACATCTCGGCCGCGCAAGGCGGGTTCGTCACCTGCGCGTTTAACGTGCTGGCGCAGAATGAGGTGAACCAAACCGCAGACGCGGCCACCGGCACGCAAACCGCGGCGGGCCTCGGCGGCAAGATCATCAACACCGTGACGATGACCAGCAACATCACCGTCGGCGGCACCGGCCTTACCAAAGTTCAAGCTCTCAGCCTGGACGTTTCAAACGACGGGGCCGCGCAGAATTTTGCCATCGGCTCGACTGCCGCGGCCGGCATGCTGCCTGGCGTGTTCACGGTGGGCGGCAAGGTGAGTATGTATTTCAACGATTTCACCTTGTACACGCGATACATCAACGAGACTGAGGGCGCGGTTACGGTGACGTTCGCCGATGGCAACACGAGCTACGCGTTCGTGCTGCTTAACGCGGTGATTATGAACCCGACCATTGTTGCCGGTGGCGTCGGGCAGGCCGTGATGGCAACCTTTGATATTGAGGGCCGCAAGGATTCCGTGAGCGGCAAGACGCTGAAAATCACCCGCGACCTCACCCCGTAAGGCTTCCCGAGAGCCTAACTACTGCGCCGGGAAACCGGCCAGGCGCCGCGCGGCGCGAGGGGGTGGCGTGCGTCGGGCCGTCACCCCCTCACCCCCGACAGCCCGACGAACCCCGACAGGAACCGACATGGCGAAGCTTTCCAACTTCCGGCAGGACAGTGCGGCAATCGAGGCCGGCGAATGGGTGACGCTGCCCGAATGGGACAACCTGCGCATCAAAACCCGCGGTTTCACGAACGGCTATAAAGACGCGATGGCGCTGCGGCGCAGGCGTGCAGCGCAGAGCCTCGGCGGTGATGAGAGCAAGATTCCCGCGGGCATCATGCGCGCCATCACCATTGAGGCTCTCATCGTTCACCTGCTGCTAGACGTGGCTGACCTCACCGACGAACACGGCCAGCCGGTGGATTTCGAGGCGTTCTGCAACCTGCTGCGCAACCCGGATTACGAACCGTTGGGCCTGGCGTGCATCGAGGCCGCGCAGCGCGTGGGCAAGCGGCAGGGCTTCGACATGGAGGACATGGCTGGCCCTTTGGTGAGTGCCTAGAGCACGCGCTAGAGTGGGGCCGGTTCGCTGCGATGCTGGCCGATGTGCCCGAGGAAATGCGGCCTCGGGCACCCACCCTGCCCGATTGGCTGGCGTTCATCTGGCGCTGCTACCACCGCCTGAAACATGACCGGCCCTTACTGCCCCGCATGGAAGGCGAGCCGGTGCCGGGCCGCATCGCCTGGCGCGACGTGATGGCGTGGGCAGATCGGCACGGCCTCACCGATGCCGAAAGCGAGTTGCTAGACTACGGCATCCAAGTTCTAGATGACGCTTTTGGCAAATGGTGGGTGATGGATCAAAAGCGCAAGCAAGCCGGGGGCAGTCATGGCGGGTGACTATGTGCGGAATATCCGCGTGTTCATCGCGCAGCACCTCAACCCCGAGGCTTCGGCGCTGGCCTTCGCAAAAGAGGTGCGCGGGCAGGTTATCGACATGCAGCGCGCGAACGAATTGCCGGCCAGGTATCGGCGATTCGTTGACGGCCGCGAGGGCGCCGAGTTTGAGACGGTGAAGCCTGGCGGCAGCATCGCGCTAGAGGCAAGCTATAACTCGGAAATCTTGGCCTTTGCGCTCGCCTTCCTTTTCCAACGCAGCCCGACCGGGCCGATGCCCACGAGCGGCCATAGGCTCTACACGAGGCCCTTCCGTGAGAGTTTTTGGGTTAGCTTTGATGGCAACTACATACGGCCAGGCATGCTCAACCTAAACAACGTGCCGGCCGGGCCGATGGAAATTTTGATCGGCAACTTGCAGCCCTACGCCAGGAAATTGGACGCGCAGCGGATCGGCAAGCGCACGCTGCATTTCAACAAGCCCGAGGGCCTTTACGCAGACGCGGCAAAGGCGGTGAACGATTCGTTCGGGAATGTGGTGCAGGCGAAACGCGTGTACGACATAAACTTCCCTGACAAATACAAGCTAAAGCAAACGCAGATGCGCACGGGCGCACGCGCGCACAACGTGAAGCGATGGGCCGGCGCGTATGTCGAAAGCCCGGCGCTACTCATCAAACCGCGCTAACCGAGGGCAATGCCGTGGCGAACCTAAGCACCATTGCCAACATCGTTTTCAAGCACGAGTACCAAGACGCGGGCTTTACGCAGGGCATGAATGCCGGCGCTGCGGCGGCTAACCAGGCCGCGGCGGCGGCTCAAAAGCTCGCGGGCAGCACGGCCACGGTAACGAGCCAGGTAACGGCCGCGCTGCCGTCATGGCAGAGCATTAACAAAGCCACCGACGAAAACGCCAAGCTCACCGCGGCCACCGAGCGCGCGAACAACAAGCTCGCCGCGCAGATCGCGGCCCTTCGCCTAGAGGCAACCAAGAGCGCCGAGGTTGCCGCGGGCGCTGCCGAGACTGAGCGCCGGCTTATCGCGATTCGCGATGCGGCGGTTGCCAAGGCGACGCTACAGGCCGAGCAAGAGCGCGCGCGGTGGGCAGGCGTCACGAACGGCGCGGCCAACGCAACGGGCGCGTTCGGCAACCTCAGCCGCGTTGCCGGCAGCGCCGGGCAGCAGTTGCAAGACGTGGTGGTGCAGGCCCAAATGGGCACGAGCGCGTTCACCATCCTTGCGCAGCAGGGTTCGCAGTTCCTCGGCGGGTTCGGGCCTGGCGGTGCGGTGGCAGGTGCGGCGCTCGCAATCGGCGCCGTGGCGCTCGCAGCCCTCGGCCTGACCGGCAACGTCAAATCGCTTGATGACGCGGTGAAGGAATCCGCGGCCAATTTCGAGCGCGTGACCTCGGCAGCCGAGGAACGCGTGAAGGGCTACAAGGCCGAGAGCGAGGCGATCGACACCCTCGCCGCATCCTATACCGCGATGGGTTCGGCCGCGGCCAAGGCCGAGGGCGTGATTCTCGCGCGGCAGAACAAGCAACTCAACACGAGCGCGGCCGATCTCACGGAAAGCCTCGGCGGGCGCCTGGCGTCTGACCTGCGGCAGCGCGAGGGCGGCAGCGGCCCGGCCATCGCCAACTTTGAAGATGTGACCGGGCTTGCCAACCAGGCCCCCAAGCTCGCCGCAGACCTCACCTCGGCGGTTGATGCGTTCCGGCAGTTCCGCGATGCGGGCGGCGCCACGGTTGAGACGCTGCGCCTGTACATCGGCGCACTAGACGATGCGGCCAAGGCCGGCGGCGGCAACGCTGCCGCAATCACCGCGCTGCGCGACAAGGCAATTGACGCGATTCCGCAGATCACCTCGCTTGAGAAGGCGATGCGGGATAACGCGGTGCAGGCCGTTGCCATGCGGCTGGCCGCAGGCGAGAGCGTGGAAAGCCTCACCGCGGCGGGTGCTGCGGCCGGCACCGCGGCCGGCGGGTTCAACCAGCTTTCCCCAAGCATCATCGCGGCCGGCGCGGCGCTGCGGCAGTTGCGCAAGGATGCGACCGACGACCCGCTGAAATCGGTTAATGCCGAACTCTCGCGCGTTGCCGACCTGGCGGCGGCACTGAATAACGGCGGCACCCCGGCCTACGAGCGATACAAGGATGCGCAGACGGCCGCAGCCAAGGCGCAATCCGACCTCAATGCCGTAACCAAAAAATTCATTGCCGACCGTTCGCTTGAGGTTGGGGCCGATCAAGCCACGGCCGAGGCGAAGGCGAACCGCACCGAATGGCTTGCGCAAATCGAGGAACTGCAACGGGCCGAGGCCGCGCTTGCTCGCAACGTCGCGGCCACCACGAAAGCAGAGAGCGAGGCCGAGGCCGCGGCGAAGCGCCGGGCAACCGCGGCCGAAACCGCGGCGAAGCAAGCGGCCGAGGCGCAAAAGAAATTCGATGAGGCGCATTACAGCGAGGCCCGGCTAAGCAGCAACGGGCCGCTGCTGAGCCTTGGCGAGGCCGACGAAAAAGCGATGGCGGTTATCCGTCGCACCGCGGCAGCGTTCAACGCTGAGCAGGACAAGATAACCAAATCAGTTGGCGATGCGGCGCGCGAGGCTGCCAAAGAGCAGGAGGCCGCGGCCAAGCAGGCAACCGATTCCGTGGTGCGCTATGCCAGCGATGCGTTTGCCGATTTGTTCAAGGGCACCGCGGGCGGCTGGCAACAAATGTGGCAGAACTTCCTCGGCACGGCTCGCGCCACGCTCGCGCGCATTGCGGCTGAGGCGCTGCTGCGGCCGATCATTCAGCCCGTTGTCATGGCTCTAGTCGGGGGCACGGGCAGCGGCAGCAGTGGCAGCAGCGGCGGGAGCCTCGGCAGCATCACCGGCATGTTCTCGCAAATCCAATCGGGCGGCGGGCTGCTGCAATCGGCGGGGATCACCGGCTCTGGCGGCGGCGGCAGCATGTTCTCGGGCCTGCCATCGCTCTCGGGTATCGGTGACACGGTGAACGGGTGGGGCGCTTCCTCGGGCCTATTCGGCAACGGGATTTCACCCCTCGCGCAAGGCCCGACGCTTTCGGGCGCACCCCTCGGGGCAACCTCTGAGGCAGGGTTCTTTGGCACGAGCACGGCCACGGGCGCGCTCGGCGGCATTGCCGGCGGCATCGGCCTCGGCATGGCGGGTGGCAGCATCGTGGGTGGCATGCGGGGCAGCGTGAACACGCAGCAGAACGCCATGATTGGCAGCCTGGCCGGCGCCGGCATCGGCTTCCTTGTCGGCGGCCCGGTGGGTGCGCTCATTGGCGGCGCCATCGGCGGCACGGCCTCGGGGTTTTTCGGCCCGACGGAAAAGGGCATGGCAGAGCGCAGCGGCGGTGATGTGGCTTATGCCAATGTCGGCGGCCAGTTGCAGATCATCGGCGGCGGCGGCAAGCGAACCGACATGGCCGCGAACTATGCGCAGGTGCAGGAGCAGCTAACCAAGATCAACGGGGCGCTGAGCGCGCGCGGCCTGCAGCTAGACGGCGGCATGGGCATGGTCGGGTTCGGCCAGGCGAGCAAGAACCCCGGCGCGGTGAACGCGGCAGGCCTCGTGCCGCTGCTGCGCAGCGATGATGCCAACGTGCGCACCGCGCTTAGCGGCGCGGGCGGCAAGACGCTAGAGCAGGTGATGGATGATGTTGATTTCGTCCAGAAAATATATAACCCGCTGACAAAAACGGGCAAAGCCACAAGCGCCTTCCAGCAGCAGATTGAGGCGCTAGCCTCAAAATTCGGGGTAGTGATCGACCGCGCCGGCTCGCTCGGCCTGGCGACCGACAAGCTAAGCGATGACCTCGCGCAAGGAATTGCCGACATGGTGGCCGAGCGCGGAAAGGCGCTCGACGCGGCTTCCAATGGATTCACGAGCCGCGTTATGCGCGCCACGGGCCAAGGCGGCGCCGCAGACATTCTCGACTTTGACACGGCCGCAGCGCAGCAGCGCGAAGTCTGGAAGGCGCAGCTTGACGCGTGGGGGTTGGATGCCACCGATGCCGCTATCTACATCAACCGGCAAGAGGCGGCGCTTGCGGCCGAGCGGGTGAACATCGTTCGCAAGGCCGCCGAGGCCGTGGCGACGCAGGAACGCACGGTATGGGGTTCGCATCAAAGCCTGCTTTCCCGGCTGGCCAAATCGACGGGTGACGACCTCACTTCGCAGTTGCTCGCATTCGACGTTGCCGCGAACAATGAGAAAGCGAACCTGAAAACCACGCTAGAAGATAACTTCGCAAGCGTTGATGAAATCGCGGCGCAAATGAGCCTGCTTGAAACCGTGCAGGGCAACGAGCGGCTTGGCATCATCAAAGACTTCAACCAAAAAATTCTCGACGCTGAGCAGGACCGCGCGCGGCAGGCAAACGGCATCATCACGGGCATCGTGGATTATGCGAAAAGCCTGCGCACGCGGCCCGATAGCCCCCTGTCCGTGCGGGAGCAGTATTTTGGCGCGAGTTCCGATTTCAATTCGACGCTTAACCGCGCGTTGGGTGGCGACGGCACCGCGCTTGCCGGCCTCACGGCTAGCGCAGACACGTTCCTAACCGCGTCGCGCGGCGTGTATGGCAGCGGCTCGGGCTATGCGGCCGATTGGCAGCGGGTGATTGATGCGCTCGGGAGCGTTTCGGCAATGACGCCTGAGCAGCTAACGGCGGTCATCTATCAAACCGAGATGCGCACGCAGACTCAAATCTTGAACGATAGCCTCATCCTCCTGCGCGGCGAGGTGACTGCGTTGCGCAAAGAGGTGCAGTTGGGCGGCGCGGCCACCGGGCGTGCGGCATGACCGTTGTTCTCATCGCCGCCGCGGGCGCCGGCTCGGGCACCGTTCCCGCGGGCGTCACCTCTTTTGACGTTGAGACGTGGGCCGCGGCAGGATCGGGCGCGAACCGTGGCAGCCAACCGCCAACGGGCGGCGGCGGCGGCGCCTACTCTAAAAGCACCGTCACCGTTACGCCCGGCGGGACGTATTATTACAACATCGGCGCGGGCGGCGCATCGCAGACAACCTCGGGATCGGTTGCGCCGGATGGCGACGGATTTGCCGGCGGGGATACGTGGTTCAATGCCGCGTCCAACGCTGCCCCGACCCTGGCCACCCAAGGTGCGCTTGCCAAGGGTGGCGCGGGCGGCCTCGGCGCCGGCAGCGGCTCGCATGCGGGCGGCGCAGGCGGCCTCGCGTCGGGCGGCATTGGCTCAACGAAATTCTCGGGCGGCAACGGCGGCAGCGGCACGCTCGGCGGCAGCGCCACGGGCGGCGGCGGCGCGGCCTCGCCGCTTGGCAATGGCACGAGCGGAACCAACACGACCACAACGGCCGCGACGGATGGCGGCGCGGCAGGATCGGGCGGCGGTGCTGGCGGCACGGCCGCGGGCACACGCAACGGCACGTCATCCAATGAGGGTGGCGGCGGTGGCGCGGGCACGATAACGGCCGCGACGAACGGCGGCACGGGCGGGTTCCCCGGCGGCGGCGGTGGCGCCGTCGGCGGGAGTGGCGTTGCCGGCGGCGCGGGTGGCGGCGGGCAAATCCGGATCACCTATACCGCTGCGGCCGGCTCGGTGAGCGGCACGGCAGCCCTGACCATCGGCGGGCCGGTCATCGCGGGCGGTTCGCCCGTCACGGCGAGCCTGGCCGCTTACAACCTCAGCATCACCGAGGGGCCGCTATTCGTCGCGCTTGAACTGGACACGTACCGGCCAGGCGGCACCTATGCCACCGCGGGCCTTGTGTGGGGTGAGGCACCGCACGCAGCCATGCCGCTGGCCGCGGCTGCTGCGGCCGATAGCACCACCCTGCGCGCTTCCGATCTTGGCTATGTGTCGCGCTCAACGGACAGCATCGGCACGCAGGTTTACGTGCCGACGCTAGAGCAGGGGTTCGCGGCAAACCGCATCATTGAACTTGCGCCAGGCACCGCGGCCTATTCGGCATCGTGGGGTGACGTGCGCCTGGCGTCAGACGATCGGCGCTATGACGCGGGCCTCAGTGGGACGAACGCGGACCAACGCGCGGTTAAAATCCTGCTCGGGCGCAAGACGCGCGACGTGGCGCGCGGCCTTTGGATTGATCCCCCGTATGCGAGCCTTGCAGCCCTGTTCACGGGGCTTGCGCAGCCATGGCAGGCAGATGAGCGCGCACTTGCCGTGCCCGTGCGGGATTTCGGGGCCTATCTAGAACGGCCATATCTGCAAGACTCGTATGGTGGCACGGGCGCGCTGGACGGCACGGCAGACATTGCCGGCCGGCTAAAGCCCCGGCTGCGCGGCGGCAATGCCTCAGCCCCCGTGCTCAACATCAGCCCCGTGCGCATCGACGCTGTGAACAACATCTGGCAACTCAGCGACGGCGAGGCGACCATAACCGCGCTCTATGAAAACGGCGCAAGCGTGTTTGCATTCGCTGGCGACGTGGCGAACCTCTATGTTGGTTCCACGCCTGCCGGGCAGTATCGCACGAACAAGGCTGCCGGGCTTTTCCAACTCGGCAGCCCGAACGCGGGGCAGATCACGTGCGACGCGTGGGGCAAATTCCCCGGCGCGGGCGCGCTCGCGCAAGACCTGGCCAACACGATTGCCCTGCAGATTCTCAGCCTAGACCTTGCCCTGCCCGCGGCCACGTATGACAGCGCCAGTTTCACGAGCATTGATAGCGGCGCGTTCTACGAGGCGGGGTGGTATTGGTCGGGCGCCGAGCAGGAAGATTGCACCACGGCCGTTGCGCGCTTCCTCGCATCAATCAACGCGCGCCTCATCACCCGGCGCGATGGCGTGATTGCCTGCCTGCCGCTGCGCGCCGTGCCGAACGGCACCACGCCAGCCGGCGCGTTCGGCGCCTCGCAAATTGTGAGCCTGCGCCGCGCGCCGCTGCCTTCCACGGTGGCGCCTCCCATCTACCGCGTGCGGTGGGGCTATAACCACAATCATACCGTCATGGCCTCGGGCGTGAACGGCACAGTGACCGACGCGCGCCGGCAGTTCCTCGCCAATGCCGATCGGTTTTCAGCCGCGAGTGATAACGCGGTTCTCCTGCGCTACAGGCGGCCGAACGATGCGCCACCCACGCCAAACGCGTTGCTCACCTCGGGCGACGCAACCGCGATGGCGGCGCAGGTGCTCGGCATGTGGAGCACTGAGCGCAAGCTATACAGCGTTGAACTGCCCATTGCCCTGGCGCTGCGGCATGACCTTGGCGACGTGCTCAGCGTGACATATCCGCTTGACGATCTAGACGCGGGCAAGCTTGGCGTGGTGGTTGGCGAGCAGATGCGACTAGGCGACGCGACAAGTTCCTTGATGGTATTGGTATAGCGCCATGGCAAACTGCCTTCTCGCGTATGACAACGATATACTCACCGGCACCCTTGCCGCCGGCAGCGAACAAACCGGCCTCACGGTTGGCAACTTGCAGTCACCGCACGGCAGCGCGGCCTTTGCGTGGCGCACCGCGGCAGGCGTGCTCACTGGCGCAGGTGGTGCGTGGTTCACAATTGATTCGGGCAGCACCGCAAACGCATGGCGGGTGTTCGCTCTCGCGCGAACGAACCTCACCACCTCGGCCACCGTGCGGTGGCGTGTGGGCACCACGCTGAGCGGCTCGGACGTGTACGATAGCGGCACCGTCTCGGCAGGTATCGTGGCGGGTGTCGGGCAGAGCGTGATCGCGGCAAGCGCAGCCGTCACGGGCAGGTATGCCAGGTGCGACATTTCCGACGCGGGGAATTCCGATAATTACATATCGGTGCCGCTATGTTTTGCCGGGCCTGCGTTTCAACCGGCTATCAACTACTCCCCCGAAAGCACATACGGCACGAACCGAGGCCGGCAGGTGGTGCGCACGCGCAGTGGCGGAAGCTACATAACCCCACTCTACACCGAGCGCGCATGGTCCCTGTCATTCGGCGCCATCACCGCGGCGGAACTCACCGCGCAGGCGATACCCGGCGACCTCGCCGCGGCCGATGGGCGGAACTGCCTTTTCGTCCCCGACCCGCTGAGCAGCGCGCGGCATAGCGATTCGGTTTTCGGCCCGATGGAATCAACGGCCGAGTTTGGATACGTCACGCTCGACGGCGCGCGCCGCAGTTGGCGCCTGCGCATCACTGAGAGGCTTTAGCGCATGATTCGCAACATGGTCAAAATGAGTTGCGCGGCGCCAGGCACGGGAACAACCGTCACGCTCTCAACCGCACAGCCGGGCTATTCATCGTTTGACGGCTTCGGCAATGCGGCGGCCGTCTATTACATGCTCACCGATGGCACGAACTCGGAGCTACAGGCGGGCACCGTCACAGTTGGCAGCCCTAGCACGCTGAGCCGGGGCACCCCAATCTGGAACTCGGCTAACTCTGGCGTGCGCCTGAATTTCAGCGGCACCACCACCGTTTACAACGTGCTGCCGGCTGAGCGCGCGATGTATGCCGACGCGTCCAGCGTGTGGCAGGCGCAGGGCCGGCGCGTTGCAAACGTCGCGGACGGCGCGACTGCGACCGATGCGGCGCCGCTGAATCAGGTAGCGTGGCGCAAGATTTCCACGACACAGTTTGCGACTACAACGGCAGGCGTCATCTTCACCCTTCCTGCCGCATTCCGCCGGTTCCGCATTGACTACGTTGTGGTCACGGCGGTTGCGCAGGCGGCCTATATGCAGTTATCGACGGATGGCGGCAGCACATACAAAGCCGGCGCCTCGGATTACAACTACATCGCGGCATCCGCGCGCGCCGCATCCGTGGGAAACGCGGGCGGCGCGGAAGCGTGGGTGCGGCTGAGCGATGCTGCGTATGCAAGCGGCGTGGTGATTCATGGCTCGGTTGAGTGGGATGCAAACCTGAATTACGGGACGGCCGACGCGTTCACCCTGATAACCGGCCCGGTTTTGGCGCGATGGGTGGGCGGCTTTTCGCCCGGCTTTGCCGGCGCTTCCAATGCGGCACGCGTGGGCGTTCTTAGCGGCAGCATGAGCAGCGGCATTGTTGCCCTCTCGGGGAATTACTAGCCATGCCGACGATGATTGTTGACGGTGCAGCGGTTGAGATTTCCCCCGAGGACGCGGCGGCCTTGCCGCAGGCTGCCTCGCCTCGGCCCCCGGCATCCGTCACGAACTTTCAGGCACGCGCGGTGCTGCGCTCGCAATTCCTTCCCGATGGCCGCAGCCTGCTAACGGCCGTGAACGAGAACCTTGCCGCCGCGCGCACGGCCGCGGCGAGCCTGCCCGAGAGCGACCCGCAGCGGCTTGCGGCCGATCTAGCCTGGCAGGCATGGGAACAAAGCAATGTGGTAGAGCGCGATTCCCAACTCGTGGTGCAGTTTGCCGCAATGTTTGGCCTGTCAGATGCGAGCCTAGATGCGCTTTTCATCGCGGCTGAGGCCGTGACTGCATAGGGGTTGCCGCGATGGGTTGGTTGGATGCGCTGCGCCAGGTGGTTGCCGAGTTCGCGGCCCCCGTGCTCATCACCGCGGCAACCGGCCTCGGCGGCTGGTTGCTCACGCTGCTGCCGGGGCCGCTGCGCGCGTGGCTGCAATCCGGCACGCATCAGCGGGACGTGGCGCTATTGCTCGGCGCCATGACGCGGCGGGCACTGGCGATCCAATCCGGTGCGGTGGCCACGGCCTCGCCACCCATGGACCTGGCAGCCTATGCGCGCACCGCGCTGCCCGAGGTGCTTGCGAAGTTGGCCCCGAGTGATGAGGCGCTGCGGACCATCGCGCTTGCGGCCCTCACCCGCGCTGCGGCAGAGACGGCAAGCAACGCGCCGCGTGCGCCTGGCCTTCCTGTCCCGTAGGCTGGCGCCTGGCATGCTTGGCCATCGGCGCTTAGGCTCAGCAATGCCCTTGCAGAAACCCATTGAGCGGTTGCAGGACATAACGGCCGGCATGCCGGCATCGGCTCGGATGGCCTGCACCCTCGGGCTTGTGGCGGTTGCAGGCGCCGCGCGCTATTCGCTTTCCCCGTGGTTTCCCGAGGGCGGGCTGCCGTTCCTGCCCTTCTTTCCTGCGATCATGGCGGCCTCGGCGCTATTCGCACGCGGCAGCGGCTACCTAGCGACGGCGGCAAGCGCGATGCTCGCCACGCTCTTTATCCCCCCACTCGGCTGCATTGCCATCACGGGCGCGCACAACATTTTTGCGCTCGGGCTTTTCGTGGTCAGCGGCCTTGTATCGGCCCTCACGATTGAGACGCTGCACCATGCGCTAATCGGGCAGCGCGCGGCCATGGCGATGCGCGACACGGCAGAGGCCGGCAGGCAATTGCTGCTAGACGAATTCCGGCACCGAACACGGAACGATTTGCAGAATCTATGTGCCCTGCTGCTGCTGCGCGCGCGCTCTGCGCCGGCCGAGGCGCGCGAGGCACTGCGGGAGGGGGCGGCGCACTGCTACAGCCTGGCGCGCGTCCATACGCGAATTGCGGGGGCTGCGGCGCACGACAACGCGGCCATGATCGACACGGCCAATTTCTTGCGCGGCCTCTGCCACGACCTCAAAGCCGGCGCCGCGGGCAACGGGCTGCGGCCGGTGGCCATGGTGTGCGAGGCTGAGTCGCATTGGCTCTCGACCGAGCGCGCGGTTCACCTCGGGCAGATTGTGAACGAGTGCGTGGCCAATGCGCTGAAATACGCATTCCCGGCTGAGATGGGCGGCACCATCACCGTGCGTTTCGTGCGGCAGGCCGATGCCTTTGCCCTCAGCGTGCGGGATGATGGCATCGGCATTGCCGAGGCCGGGCAGGTGCATGCAGCGGACACCCTACCAGGTGCCCCGCGCGATCCCGCGGGCGGCGGCCTCGGCACCCGGCTGCTGCGCGCGCTGGCGGCGCAGTTGCGGGGCACGTTCACCCGGCAGGCAGCCGATGCCGGGGGCACGCTCTGCTGCCTGAGGTTCCCCGCCGCTGAGCCTGGCGACCCGCGCTAGTGCTGCACCGGCCCGGCAGCGCGGCCGGCGCTCAGCGAATCCATGATCTTGCCCAACGCCTCCCCCATGGTTTCAAGGGTGGCGCGGTTAAAGGTTGGATCGCGCTCAAGGAAAATCGCCAGGGCACCCATGAGCATGATTGCTGCCCCCTTATCGGTTTTCCCATAGGCTTCCAGCGTGCGCACTAGGGCCGCGGCCTCATCCATGTTCGCGGAATCCGGCTCGTGCGGCGGCGGCGGCCCGAGGTTGAGCCTGCCGCGGCGCTTCACCGCTCCCCCTCCCCTTCCGGCGCGACTAAATCCTCAGCCTCGGCATCGGCAATGAGGGCATGCAGGCTGGCGACCGTGTACGGGTGCGTGCCCGCAGCAATGAGCGCATCGCGCAGGCAGCGCGCGGCCCGCACGAGTTCCTGCGCCGCGATTTCCAGCGGCGGCGCCGCATCAACCTTGCGCTTGCGCGTGCTCATGCCCGACCTGCCAGGCGACGGGCCGCGGCTGCCTCGCGCTTGCGCTCATTGGCCAGGCGCAGGGCCTCGGGCTGCTGCCCCCGCGGCCGGCTGCCGCGCACGGCGCGCAGGGCCTCCCCGACGCTGGCGCGCGCCAGGGCCAGGGCATCGCGGGCATGCGCCTCGGGCAGCCTGAGGCCGGCGGCCGTCGCCATTGCGGCCTGCCCCTGCATGAGCGCGGCCAACTCCCCCACGCTCTCAATCGGCAGCGCAAAGCCTATGGCCTCGGGCTGCCCTGCCGGGCGCTCGGCGGGCGGGGTGAACATCGGCCCCGCGGTATCCCTCTCGCGCATCTGCCGGAAGGCGCGGGCGGCGAATGAGGCCATAGATTCCCCGCGGGCGTTGGCGTGCGCGATGGCGCGGTCCCATTCGGCCCGGTCCATGCTCTTGATCATCTTATCCTGCTTGGGTGTGTGATCGCTCACAGGGCAGCCCTTTCCGGCCTGAGGTTAGCCCCAAGTTAGCCCTCCCGCGGGGGCTTTTACCATCCTGCGAATGCCCGAAAGCCTCTACCACAGGTTGTTTCGCGCGCTCACGATTCAGCGATTGCGGCAAGTTGGGCCTCACGGTATGGTGAGGGAGCGTCGCCAACGTGGCGACCGCTGAGGCACAACCCCATGCCCGACGGAAGCGCGCTCCCCCTCGCCTATCTCACCCCCGCCCTGCTGCGAGCAGTGGCCCCCGCCTGCGCCGATCCGGCCGGGTGGGTTGAGCCTCTGCGCGCGGCCTGCCTGCGTTTCGAGGTGAACACCCCGGCGCGGCTGGCCGCGTTCGTGGCGCAAATCGCGCACGAATCTGCCGACCTCAACACGCTGAGTGAAAATCTGAATTACAGCGTGGCGGGCCTGCGCGCGACGTTCCCCGGCCGCGTGCCGCAGTGGCTTGCTGAGCGCATCGGCCGCGCGCCAGGCCGCAAGGCAGACGAGTACGCGATTGCCGAGGCCGCTTACGGGCACAGGCTCGGCAATGACTACAGCGGCGATGGCTACAAGTACCGCGGGGCCGGGCTGCTTCAGGTGACGGGCTTTGCCAACCATGATGCGGTTGCGCAGGTTTTCGACCTGGCCACCGAGGAAGTGCCGGATTGGCTGCGCACCCGAGAGGGCGCGGCACTCGGCGCCGCATCGTGGTGGCAGAAAGCCGGGTGCAATGCGCTCGCGGACGCGCAGGCCATCCGCGCCATCTCTAAGCGGGTGAACGGTGGCGAGAACGGGCTAGAAGATCGCACCGCACGCTACCTCACCGCGCGCCGGGTGCTCGGGCTATGAGCGCGCGCAGAACTCTCCTGGCGGCGGCGGCGCTTGCCCTCAGCCTGGCAGCGCCGGCCGCGGCCGTGGTGCCGGGTGCCATGCGGCTGCCTGCCGACATGCGCGCGCGGTATGGCCTCGCGTCCTATTACTGCTGCGCGTTTGAGGGGAGGCGCGCAGCCGATGGCAGCATCTTTCGTGCGCAGGAGATGACGGCCGCGAGCCGGACGCTGCCCTTTGGCCTACGCGTGCGCGTGACGAATTTGCGCAACGGCCTGCGGGTGGTGGTGCGCATCACCGACCGCGGCCCGTTTGCCGATCCGGCGCACCGCATCATCGACCTGAGCCGAGGCGCCGCGCGTGCGATCGGCGGCGAGGCAATGGGCATCTTCCCCGTTGAGGTGCTGCCGCTGCCCTGAGGAATGGTGGTGCGCAACCACACACTGCGCTAGGCTCGCGGCCTGCGCGATGGCTTTGCCTCTCGTGGGTTGCAGCACACCACTTAGGCCTGCCGGGAAACTGGCAGGCCTTTTCTTTGCCGGGCCGCTAGTGCTTCGGCCCCTGCCGTGCGGCGTATTCGTCTGCCATGGCCTGCACATGCCAGCCTAGATGCCGCATGGCCTTGCCCTGCGCCTCACCGCGCCATGGGAAATGCAGCAGTTCCTCGGCAAAGGCCCCGGCATCCGAGGCCGGCAGCATCGTGCCGATGCCCCCAACTTCCATTAGCAGAACATCAACCCCGGCCGCGGTGGCAATGGACATATTCACCTCGGCCCCCTCGGCGGCAGCCCGATAGGCTGCAAGGAACGCATGCATGCCCGTGGGGCCGAGCGTCACCACCACCTGCCGCGGCGCCTCACTCTCACCCTTCGGCATCGGTGCCCCTCTCGTGCCTGGCGCGCGTGGATTCTACAAGCGCGCGGCCCTCGGCTATGCGTTGCTGCGCATCGGCAAGCACCCGCTCAACCCGCATGGCGGCGGCGGCATCCAACCCATGCGCCACCCCGGCCAGGTAGGTTGCTGCCCAATCCTCACCGTGGGTGCGCATGTGCGCATGCCAGGTGGCCACGCGCAGCGCCGCGGCGCCGCTGAGTTCCACCCGAGCACCCGCGGGGCCAATGATGGCAATTCGGCCCTCCCCGATGTGGTCTAGCCGCATGTGCCGGCTCATGGTGCCGCGTGCCCGTTCACCTGCCCGGCCTTGCGCGAGCGGTGAGGCCGCGGGCCTTCCGCGCGCTTGGCGGCCCGCGCCGCGCGGGCCTTCACGAGTACCGCGGCCTTCATGGCGAGATATTCGGGCGTGTCGGGAATGCGATAGCCGCCGGAATCATAGCGGAACACCCCCGGCACTGGCGCGGGCTTGCCCGGCGGGTGCCAGTCGGGATGCCCTGGCGTGCCCTCGGCATACTTCTGCGCGGCCTTGGCTGCGGCAGGCGAGCGCGCGGCTGGCACGGCTGGGACGGCTGGCGCGGCCTCAGGCGTGCTCACCCCTTCCAATAGCAGGCCATAGCGTGCGGCCAGGCTGCGGCTTTCGCCCACCTCGGCAGGCGCTTGCTGCTCGGGTGCTGGCAGGGCGGGGTGCGTCATCCGGCGCGCGGCCTGCACACCGAACCTGGCGGCGCAGGTGGTGGTGCAAAATGGTGCCCACGGGGCACTATAAGTGCCGTCCCAAATATGCAGCGTTTGCACGATTTCGCGCCGGCCATTGACCGTGGCGGCATAGGGCCGGCTGCGCCGCACCACCTCCCCCGGAAAGTGCCAGATCGCATCCTTTGACCCATCCGGCACGATGCCGCGCACCTCGCGCACGCGCAGCGGGAGGGGGTTGCGGCACACCGGACAGAACGCGCGCTCACGCGGCATAGGCGCCACCTGTCATCAGAGCGTTGGAGCGCAGCACCTTGGCGATGCGGTCATCGCTGCGCGCGCGTTGCTCTAGCGCGGTGATGGCATCGGCAAAGGCGGCTGACTCTGAGGTGAACGGCCCGACCTCGGCAGTTTCGGCCCGGCCCCCGCGCGCCTGCAGATACCAATACCAACCGCAGAAACTCGGCAGCATGCCGGGGGCGCGATCCTCATTCCAGCCGCGGATGGTTTCACGCTTTGCGCGAAAGACCACGATTCCTAACTTGTCGGCGGCCACATAGACCGAACCCGGCAAAACACTCATTCGGGGATTCCCTCTCAGCCGTCATAGGCGACGGCATACAAGCGCGCGGCTTACCAATATGGCGACCGCGGCCATAGTCACGGGCACGCGATGGGCAGGGCAGCCCGAGGGCTAACCTGCGCCGGAAAAGGGCTAACCCTGAGGCCCGGCAAGGGGTTTCGAGGGCAGCCCTGTGGCCGAGGCTAGGCCCCGGCCGGCGCCACCGGGGCAGGCCAATCCGGCTAGGCCGTGGGCTGTTCTGGCGCGGCCTCGGCTGGCGCCTCACCTGCCGGCGCCTCCTGCTCTGCCTGCGCTTCCATGTCCAAGGCCTCGGCGTCGCGCAGCGCATTCAGCCGGGCCTCAATCCGGCGCTCGACCTCCCGCACTTCCTTTGGGTGCAGGGCCGCTATACTCCCGAAACTCGGCCCGTTTTCTGAACGCCATAGGCGCAGGGCGGCGGCGCTCTCTGCCTTGCTCAACTGCTGCTCGGCCGCGCGCTGCCAAAGCACGATCGCCGCGGCGCCGGATTTCGCACCCTTGCGGATTTCGACCAGGCGGCCGTCAAGGTAGAGCAGCGGCAGACCTTCCTCAGCGGGAGGCGCGGCCGGGTGCTCGACCTCGCGGCCCTGCAGGTGCGCGGCGTGCTCTGCCAGGCTGCCAGGCGCGGCGTTCACCGGCCCGCGGTTCTGCTCCTGCTCTGCCAGGTTGGGCACATCGCGCACCTCGCGCGGCGTGTCGCGCAGTTCCTCAGCGATGGCGATGCCGCGCAGGGCATCGGGGAACAAGTCACGCATGGCCCATGACCTGGCGCGCATCATCATCATGCGCTCGGGATAATCGGACCACGGCCCGGCCTTGCCCCACAGCTTGGCGCGCTTCGCATCGGCAACCGAGAACTCGCGCCGCACCGGCTCCCGGCCCTGCCGGGTGAGCACGCAGAACCCGTGCCGGGCCTCCCCCTCCCCTTCCGTGCCCTCGCGCAAATCAACGAAGTGCGGATGCCCCTGCACCACGGCCAGGGCACCGTCACCCCATAGCCCCGGCCGCTTGCCGATCACCGCGATAGACTGCAGCGCGGCCATCGGGGAAAGCCCGACCTCGGCGCCCATCTGCAGCGCGATGAACACGTTGCCCGGCCTTTGCTGGTAGCAGTCGGGCACCATGCTGCTATCGGCAAGCATCTCGCTTAGGCGCATGGCCTCATCAATCGTGCGCGGCGCGGCGATCCCGCGGCGCTCGCTGTATGGCGCTAGTGCATTCATTGGCCGAGGCCCTTCCTCTGAGTGATGCGAATCGTATGCGGCCCCCGCACGTGGCGCGCGCCAGGCACCGGGCCGTGCTTCAAAGCGGCGCCGATGCGTGCCTTGTCGGGTTCGGGTTCCACGTGGCGCCAGAACGGCTCGGGCAGCAGGCCCGGCTCGGGCACCTCAACCCGCTCTGCCCCGGCTGCAGATTCGACGTTGTGGAACTCCAAAGGAAAAACCAGCGTGCCCGTGCTCTGCAGCGCGGTGCCGATGGCATGGCGCAAGGCCTGCTCAGCAGCCTTGGCGGTGGCGCGCTCATGGCTGAAAATCTGCATGAGGTGCAGGATGCAGAGCGCCGCGGCCTCGGCTGCCATCACAGCATGCGCGCCGTGCGTCGCGGCACTGTCAAAGCAGTTGGAACGGGTGGCGCTGAGGGTGTGCGCATCTAGCGCGGCACACTGGCGCTGCATCTCCTGCAGCAGTGCGGTGATGCGGCCCATGTCCGGCCGCGGAACCGGCACCTCACCGATCGAGGCCTTCAATGCAAATTCCTCATCGGGCGGTGGCAGCGGCGGCGCGTTCATGCAGGCCTCACATGGAAAGGGCACGGCCCCTGCGAGCCGTGCCCCCGACGCTGAGCCTGGCGCCGTCTAGTGGCGCGCGGCCGGTTCCCTCAGGCCCACCGGCACCGGCTGCGCCTCAATTTCCGCCTGCTCAGCGGCGATGGAATCGAGGATGGCAGCGACGCGGGAGGCAGACTCAGGGTTCGCACGCAGGGCAGCGGCAAGGGTGGCAATGTCAGTGCTGCGCATTCGGTTTGGCCTCTCGCATGTGCCGGGTGGTTCCACCTCGGCGGGGTTGCGGGCGCAGCCTATCGCCATAGTGGCGAGGCACGCAAGGCCGATTCGGCGCTAAGCGGCAGGTGAAACTTTTGCAGGGGAAATGTGCGGTTCCGCACATTCAGCCGCGCGCATTTCTCGCGTTCCGATCATCGCGCGGGCGTGTGAGTACCTCACCTACTTAGCCGGCGGCTGGCGCTTGCCTCATAGCTCGCTAACAAATATCCGAAACGTGCGGGGGCATGATCGTGCTGTGATTCACAGACCGCTTGCGCTTGACGGAATGCTAGAATGGGGCAGGTGCTTACACCCAAAGGGGTTGCAACCCCTGAGGGGCTACAAGGGGGCCGTGTATCGCAGGCCCTCGCTATGCACGTGCCGGGGCACCCCGCGAATTGTGCGGGGTGCGTAATGCTGCAGGTTGGTTGTGACGTTGCCGCTAGAGCAGGCGCACTAGCCGCTCTTTGTCCTCTGGCGAAATTACGTTTCGAGGCTTGGCTCGTTGAGGCTGCTCCGGCTCGGAACCTGGCGCTTGCTCGGGCAGGTATTTCGCTGCCTCAGGTATGAGCCGCAGGTTTGCGCTGAGCGGCCACCGCAGGCCGCTTGCGTCCCCTAGCAGGATGAACCGCGGATCAACGTCGTACAGCGTGCAGAACTTGGCCAGGGCATACGGATCGGCAACCCGTGTGCCGCGTTCATAGCGGAACCACGTGCCGCCATCGATTCCCAGACGGCGCGCGGTATCCACCTGCCGCGGCTCAACCAACCTGCGGGCAATGCGCAATCTCAGCGCCAACCCTGCTGCGTATTCCGCCTGACCTGGCGCGGCTTTTCTGCTTGGCATGATCCCACTTTTACCGAAACGGCGATGTAGGGGCTAGCCAAAACGGCGGGAATGTCAATCCCTCAGGCCGCACATATTGGCCTGGACCCCTCGCCATCGCGGCGATACCGTGCGCCGCATGGATCACGCCAAGATCATTGCCGACCTCGGCGGCTATTTGGCCGTCGCGCGCGAACTGCGCACCCCGCCGAACGTGGTTTGGCGGTGGGGCATCGTGCGCTGCATCCCGGCCCGGCGCTGGCCAATCATGGTGGCCATGGCCAAGCGCATGGGCCTGCCGCACATCACGGCCGATGCCCTGCTAGCCGGCTATGAGCCTGCCAGGCAACAGCACGCTGCCGACCTGGCGCGAATACGGGAGGCAGACCGCGCGCGGGTGGCGGCGTGACTGCCCGCGCGGTGCTCTGCGATCACGCCAGGCCGTTGGCCGCTGAGATTGATGCCCTCGGGCAGCCGGCGCCTGCGGTCTATTCCATCCACATTCCCGGCAAGCCCCTCGGCAAAGCGCGCTCGCGCAGCACCCGCGCCGGGCACCACTACACCCCGGCCGCAACCGAGAATGCCGAGGCTTGGGCGCGCGGCTGCATGCACGAGCAGTATCACGGGCCGCTGCTGAGCGGCGCCGTGGGTGTGATGGTTGATGCCGTGATGCCGGTTCCGCGCTCATGGTCAAAGCGTAAGCAGGCCGATGCGCTCACCGGCCGGCTGCGGCCAACCGGGAAACCGGATTGGGACAACATCGCCAAGCTCTACACGGACGCGGCCAAGGGCCTGCTCTGGCACGACGACTCGCAGGTGGTGGTTGCCACCGTTTCCAAACGCTACGGCGCGGCACCGCACGTGCTGCTGCGCATCCAATCCATTGCAGATGAGGCGACGGCATGAGGGATTCTGCCAAACCGGCGCGCGCGCCATCAACCCAAGCTCGGCGCGGCCCCAAGCGCACCCGGCCATGGGAGCAGGTGCTTGACCGTTGGGCCGCGGGGGAACGCAGCCCGGAGATTTCCCGCGCGCTCAACATCGACCAATCGGCCGTTACGCAGATTGTGTTCTGCGCGCGCAAGCTTGGCGATCCGCGGGCGGTGCGGCGCAAGGCCCCCACCGGGCAGCCTGGCACGGGCAGCGTGGTTGATGGGCAGTGGGTGGCCTATTGGGCCGATCCCCGGCAACTGCCGCTGCCGTTGAGGAAGGCCAAGGCCTCGGGCGCGGGCCGTGCGCCGTGACCCTGCAAACATGCTCATGCGGGCAGGTGTTCGTGCATGTGCCCGTGCGCGGTGCGGCCTGGGAAGGCACGTGCCTGCCGTGTCTCTTTCAGCGAGCCGAATCGGCACGAACCGGGAACGGGCAAAGAACCTCAGCCGGGGTGGCGATTGCCTCTGGCGCTGAGGCAGGAAATGGGCCGAACATAGAAAACCCGCCGCGGCTACGAACCGCGGCGGGCGAAGGCACATTCACTAGGACAGTTCCCACTATGGCGACGATCGGAACCGCGGGCAAGCCCCGCGTGCGGGTTCTTGCGCACTCGCAACGCATCACCTCGGCTGAGGGGGTGCGGGCATGAGCGGCGTTCCTTTCAGCGACAACGACACGGTGCAGGAGCGGCGCGCGCTCAAGGCCCTAGATCGGTTCATCCGAAACCATGCGGCAGACCTGGCGGCAATCGCGGGGTGGGGTGACGGCCGCGGGGGATGGATCGGGCACACGATTGCCGACGCGGTGCTAGGCCCCCCGGTGCCCAAGGCGCCAAACCCGGAAAAGGGAAGGACAATATCGGCGGCCGTGCGGCGCCGCGTGATGGAACGCGACCGCTACCGATGCGTGCGATGCGAATCGCATGAGGCGCTGCGTATCGACCACGTACACCCGTGGTCGCGCGGCGGCACAAACGACGAATCGAACCTGCAAACCCTCTGCCACCCGTGCAACCAGGCCAAGGGTGCGCGTATCGAGGGGGCCGGCGCATGAGCAACGCAGCCCTCAACCGCGCATTCGCCATGACGCATCACCCCAAGGGCGGGCGGATCAAGCTTGCGGAAAAATCGGCTCTCGTTGTCCTAGCCGACACCTCCCGCGATGGGCTGCGGGCCTGGCGCAGCGTGGCCAGCATTGCGGCGCGCGGATCAATGAGCGTGCGCACCGCGCAAGCGGCCCTCAGGGGGCTAGAGGCCGGGGGCACCATCACCCCCGAGAGCGCCACGGGCAAAGTTACAACGTGGGTTCTCAACCTGCCGGCCGCTGCCGAGGCCGCGCAGCCCGAGGGCGTGAACGGGCACCATCACCCCGCAGCGAAGCCCCCCGCGGCTGCACCCCCGCAGATTTCGCACCCCGCAGAATCTGCAAGTACCCCCGCAGAATCTGCACAAACCCCCGCAGATTTCGCACCCAAACCCTATAACCAAGACTCTAACCCAAAGACTCTCCCCCCTAACCCCCCGAGGGGGGAGGGGCCGGAAGGCTTCGAGTCATTTTGGAAGAAGTATCCGAACCTCAGCAGCCGGCACGATGCCGAGCGAGCCTGGCGCCGGGCGGTGCGGCAGGGGGCGGCCCCTCAGGACATCATTGACGGGCTAGAGATCGCGCTGGTTGATGGCCTGCTAGACCCACGGGAGGGCGGGCGGTTTGCCGGCCCGGCCTCGGCATGGCTGCGCGGCCGGCGCTGGTTGGACTGCGACGAACACTTCCGGCGCATCAACGAGCAATACGCGGCCGTGCTCGCGGCTCGCGCTCAGCCCGTGACCGAGCACTAGCCATGGACGCAACGGCATGGCTGCGGCTTGTGGGGGCGTACACCCCCGAACCGCTACACGGCCCCAAGCTTGCCCGGCTTGCGGCGTTCGGCCCGCGCTTCGATGCCGAGTTCCCGGCACGGGCGTTCACCACGGACACGGCGCGCAAGGTGGCCAGGGCACTGCCGGACACGCTGCCCGGCTATGATGCGATTGCGGGCGCGCTGCGGTTCGCCATGCCTGCCGAGGCGCAGCAGGCGGCCCCGGCCATCCCGACTGAGCGGCCACGGTTCGGCATGGAGTTCGTCACCCGGCGGCTGCGCGAGGGTGGCGACCCGGCGCACCTGCTCAGCTTGGTTCGGACCTATGACAGCCCCGAGGTGGTGCGGGAGGTGATGGCGACGCACTTCCCCGATGCGCTGCGAGCCGAGGAAGCGCGCGCGGCTGAGGTGGCGCGGGACAAGGCGAAGGCTGCGGCGGCACTCGCGGCGGCGGTGGGCAACGCTTGGCGCGCGCCTCCCCTGCATGCTGGCCCGAGCGGCGCGGCGCCACCCCCGCCACCACCGCCACCCGAGCGACCGGCGCCACGCCTGGCCGAGCAACTGCGCCGGCTGGAAGTTGAGGCGGCGAGCAACGATCCCCCACCCAATGCCGCGGCGCGCATCGCAGCCCTGCGGCAGCGACTCGCGCAGGAGGCGCCGGCATGACTGAGCTAGCGTTGCCATGGGGCCTCGCACCCGACGGCAGGCTTGTGCGCGTGGCCACCGTGCCGAGCGGCAAGGCCTGCGACGTGGTTTGCCCCGGCTGCGGCGGCGGCCTCGTGGCAAAAAAGGGCGGCATCATCCGGCACCACTTCGCCCACCTGGCAGAGGCCGGCTGCGGCGGCGGCGCGCTAGAGTCCACGCTGCATCGCCTCGGCAAGCAACTCGTGGCCGATAACTGCGGCCTGCACTTGCCCGAGGTGGTGGCCGAGGTGGAGCACTGGCGCAAGCCGCTGGCCAAGCCGCAGGCGTTTGAGGCTGAGCGCAGCGAGATTGAGGCGGCGCTAGGCCCCTACCGCTGCGATGTGATGCTTTGGGCGGGCGGCTACCGGCTGGCGGTGGAAATCACCGTCACCCACCCCTGCACGCCCGAGAAAATCGAGGCGTTCCGGGCAGCGGGCGTTGATGCGGTGGAACTCGACCTCAGCCGGCTGCGGTGGGATGACCTCGGGCCAGGCGCCGGCAAGCTTGTGCTGCGCGATGCGCCGCGGCGTTGGCTGCACAACGCCAGGGCTGAGGCAGAGCGCGCGAGCATGGCGGCATACATCGCCAGGAAGCGTGCCGAGGAAGCGCGCGAGCAGGCCCGGCTAGCCGATGAGGCGCGGCGGGTTCGGGCAGAGCGCGAGGCCCGGCATGCGTGGCACGCAACGAATGCGCAATGGCTGGCGACCTACGGGCTAATGCTTGAGGACCGCAGCGAACCCCAATGGATGGTTGCGGATCGCCGCGGCTCAATGTGGCGCAACAATCTTCGGGCCGCTGCGTGGTTTTGGCTTGGCGCCGACGCGGCGGCGGCATGGCTCAGCACCCCACCACCCGGCTTGCCGCATTCGGTGGAGTCCCAACCGGCATGGCCATCGCGGCAGGAAGTGCAGGCCCTTTGGGTGCAACTCTACCTTGCCCGGCCGGACAAAGAGCAGGAGCGCGCAGCATGACGAACCCCGAGGTGCGTACTTCCGTGTTCAGCCAGGATGCGCTTGCCGTGGTGCTGGGCAACGCGATGTTCCCGCACTCGCCAGATGCGCCGATCACGCGGGAGAACCTGCCGGACCTGCCCGACGATTTGCGCGAGTGCCTGTTTTCGATGGCGGACGCGGCCATGGAGTATCTTGCCGCGTGCTTCAACGCCAACGGCCAGGCGGCCGAAATCGTGCGCGTGCCCCCGGCCTCGGGGCGGCAGCAGTGAGGCGCCGGCCGCGGGGTGAGTGCGGCAAGCGGGTGGCCGCGGCACTCCACCGGTCGATGTTCACTCCGATTCCCGCGGCGCAGATTGCCGGGCCGGCGCAGCCCGAGGCGCACCCGCGGCCACCCCCGCCCGACGATCGGCAACCGGACTCGCCCGGCTATCCGGTGGAACCGATGGGGGATGCGGAGTGATCGCGGGCATCGCCACAAGTGTAAAAACCTTTGACCTTGCAGCAATGCAGGCGCCAACGGTTGCGGGCAGGGCGGGTGATGATTTCACCCTGTCCTGCGGGAGCTATTCGGGGCTGCGCTGGTATTGCGCCGAAACCGGCCCCGGCCGCGAAAGCCTCGCGCACCATCGCCTGCAGCATCTCGGGTTTGCCACGTTCCTCCCGCTGTGCATCCGCGAGGTGCGGCACGCGCGGAAAATCGAGGTGGTGCAGAGGCCGCTATTCCCGCGCTACCTGTTCATCCGGTTTGACGTTGGCGCCGAGGCCTGGCGCCGGGCCTATGCCGCGCAGTGCGTGCGCATCCATGGCACCACGCCTGAGCGGCCCACGGCGCTGCCGGCCGGCATGGTGGAACGCTGGCAGGCTGAGGGATGGGACCGACCCATTGCCCGCGACCTCGGGCCGGAACTCATCGCGGCAGGGGCAACCGTGGCCATTGGCGCCGGCCCGTTCTGCGATCGGCGGGGGATTTGCTTATGGGACGATGGCACCCGCTGCGCCGTGCTGCTGAGCGTCATGGGCCGGCAGGTGCCCACCACGCTGCCGCGTGAGCAGGTGGCGCGGGCATGATCGGCAAGGCGGTGCCACCCGACCTAGAGGTTGCCCGCATCGTGCTTTGGCGTGATGAGGTAAACCGCGGCTGGCGCATCGCCTGGGATGAACGGCAGTACGGTGGCGCGTGGGTGCGGCGATGGCTGCCCGTCCCCATCAACCTGGCAACCGCGCTGCTGAGCGATGACACGGCGGCGCATTGGTACATCGCAGGCGCTCGGGCGCAGCGCGAGGCCTCGGCATGATGGATGCGCTGCAGATCATCGGGCTTTTGGCTGCCGTGCTGCTGCTCCTGGCGCTCTGGCGCGCGAGGTGATGCCATTCCGACGCGGCCCCCGCAGCACCACCCGGCAGGCTACAAGCCGGCGCCACGCAAGCGGCCTGAGGCGCGCGTCGCGTTCTACGGCACCGCGGCCTGGCGGAAGTTGGCGGCGGCGGTGATTGCACGGGACGGCGGGCAATGCCGCTACTGCGGCAAGCTTGGCGCCACGGTTGCGCACCACCTGCTAGAGCGGCGCAACGGCGGCACCGACCACCCTAGCAACCTGGCAGCCGTGCATGCGGCCTGCCATGCGAAGATGCACCCCGAAAAGGGCCGCAGGTGATGACCCTCTCAGCGGCCGAGATTTTGGGCCTCGGCAACATGCGCGGCGAGGTGCTGCGCATCCCGCATGATGGCGTGTTGTGCGTTCACCTGGCCGGCAGCACCACTGGCGAGGCACGGCAGGCGCTAGGCTATGCCCTTTCGCGGCTGGCAGAGCATTGGGACGTGTCCCCGTCGCGCGTGGTGGTGCTTGAACACGGCCTCACCCTGCAGGCGCTCAGCGATGCCGAGTTGGCGCGCATCGGCCTGCGGCGCATGGGCGGGAACGATGCCCCACCTTGAACCCCTGGCCGAACTTTTCCGACTGGCCTTCCTGCGCGGTGCGGAGTGCGAGGCCGAACTGCGCGGCGGCGCTTCGGTGCTCACCTCGGCTGAGGATGCCGAGGATGCCTGGCAGCTAGCGGTGCAGGAAGCGCGCGCCGCAGCCGACGAACCCGAACCGCGGCAATGAACCCCCTGCCCCGCTAGACACCTCCCCCTAGCGGGTTGCGGGCCTGCCTCAGCCCTCTGCGCACTGCGCCTGCCCGGCCGTGTGCATCCTGAGGCAGTGCCCACCCCTCCCCGTCGAATGCGAGAGCGACGGGATAGCCGGCCCTCGGCTGCTGTGTCGGGAAACTCAGCAGCCGAGGCGCGCGGCCCATCGTGAGGCAGGCCATGGATGATCCGGGGTGGGCACGTGCGCTGCTCGGGATGGCGGGTGCTGCCCTGCTTGGCCTCGGGTTCGGTGCGCTCTTTGCGGCCCTAGTGCTCACCTAGCCCGTGCCCCTGCGCAGCCTGGCAGGCCTGGCGTTCGTGGTGCTGGCCATCGTGGCGCTTGCTGCCGAGGCCATGGGGTTGGCGTGGCTGGCGTGGTGGGCGATGAGGTGAGGCCATGAGCGACACGAGAGCCGAGGGCCTGCGCCTGACCTATGACCATGCACGGCGCGAGTGGGTGCGCCTGGACTCGGGGGCCGTTGTGCTGGCCTGCCGAGGCTGCGGCCGGCTAGTGGCAGGGCACCCCGTTTCCGATCCTGACTACTGCCAGGCCTGCGCAGGTGCTCGGGCGCCGATGCGGGCAGGTGACTAGCGCCAGGACGAGGCTACAGGCCTGCCACCTGCCGACCCTCCCGATGCCCTAGCCCGAGGCGCAGGCGCCGTGTGCGGCCATCCTGGCGCAGCGGCGAGGCATGCCAGGCGCTAGGGCGTGGCGCTACGGCCAGGCGGCCAAGGCTCTGCGGCGGCTGCCTGCAGCATGGACAGGATGACCACCACCTCACCCGGCGGGCCGATCTCAGCCCATCGGCGCACGCTGCGGGCTACGTCCCTGGCAGGGTGGCCGTGTTGGGTGAGCAGACGGGCAAAGGCCGCCTGGGTCATCCCCAAGGCGGCCAGTGCAGAGCGGAAGGCTTCGGCGCTCATGGCAGGATCACGTGCCCCATGTTGTCACGGTCCACCACGTACCGGCGCTTGTTGCTGTAAGGGGCCTCGGGCTTGTGGGTGGCGGCGATCGCGTCGCGCTTGCTGGCATAGGTGCGATACTTGAACGTGCAGCCCTTGGCGATCGTGTTGGTTTCGGTAACGACAATCCAACGGTTGGTGAAGCGGGGCATGGTGTGGTTCCTGGCGGCCGGGCCTCATTGCCCTTGCCGATGACCCTTTATAGGCGCCAAACGCCTAGGCGCGCAACGCCTATCTTGTGACGATAGCGTGAGGGTGCCGGGCCGCGGCTATGCCCCGATGACCCCTCAGGGGCAGTGCTGCCAGGTGCCCCACGCACCCGGCGAGGCTAACCCCTGAGGCCCCCGCAGCCCGGCCCGCATGGGCTACCCAAGGCATGTGCGGCCGTCAAACAACCCGGTGGCGTATCGCAGGCCTCAGCCTGGCCCCTGCCTACGCCGCTGCGGCGTGCGCACGGCCCCGCGACTGTTGCAGGGCGCGCTTCACCAGTCGCTAGCGGTTGATAAGGGGTGGGGGCGGGGTAAAAGTTGAGGCGAATGAGGGCTGCGAC